CGGACGTCCAGAACGTTCCAAATGCTTCACATCAGCAGTTGGCAAACTGCCTTGTTTCAGGAAGTATTTGAGCAAGGCGCCCTCGCCATCCAGTGGATTGCGAGGAGACCGTGACTTCACAACCCAACCCTTAACGGTTGGACTGTGAGTCTTACGGTCAAATCCCGATGGTGAAACGCCATCGAGATCGTGGCGACCGAGGATAGGAGATGAAGGCTCAACAACTGGGTAGTGCTTGAGAAGACTACCCAAGATGTTGTCCAGATACTGAGGGACTCGTCTGAACCCCTTAGCGTACAACTGATTCCGTAAGGAAACAGTTGATACTATCCTATCTACGTCCTTCCGTTTAGAAGGTAGCACCCTGCGAACCTTGACTGTTGTAACGTCTCGGCCGCGGAAGTAATCCTTCCCACAAGACTCTCTGAAGTTGCCATTCCAGAAAGACTTGTGGCGGTTGACCTTGAGCCCAAAGAGCTCAAGGGACTCGCTCACGGAACGTGCATATTCTTTGGGAACGATGATATCGTCACCAAAGATGCGCACCCTACCATGATATGACTTGATAGTCTGTTCATGGAACTTGGTACCATGGGCTCTTTCGATTCCCATGAAGACGATAGTCGTGAAGACCATCGCCTCCATAGGGAAGCAGAGAGCAGACCCCATAGACGCGAACTTAACCAACGGAATGATTCCATGGTTAGGTACGTCAGCTCGCAGACTTCTACATGCTTGCACAGCATCACTAAGATGTGTGTAACCAGAGGTAAGAATCTGAACGAGTTGATTGTGGACACGGTCACTGGCTTCACTCAGATCGAGCGTAGCTAGAGATCCATCAAGCGAACCCACACGAGCGAGGTCCCTATTGGGACCTTGATCGGTAAAACCGATCATGCCACCGAGAAGAGACGAGCTCTCCAAGGCAGCCATTATCGGGTGAGCTAGGGCCTGTTGTGTATATTGCATACACGTAGGCTCTATGGCAATGATGCGAGGTGTCTTCAACGTTTTAGGAACAGCGATTACCCTGACGGGCTTTTCGTGCTCCGGGGTGACGAACTGGATGGACTCGAGGGTTTTGTAGTACCTCGAGTTGGGTAACAGGAAGTCGGTAGATATGAAACCTCCGACTTCCAGTCTCCAGTGCCATAAAGACTGTCGATACTTCTGGTTTCCCAGCAGTTTGTCGGCAGTGGCACCGGGCCCGTGCTTTGGATAGAGTTCGTGGTTGGCAACGAGATTATCGATGCGACCAAGAACCCCACCAAAAAGAAGCTTAGCCATGCGATTGAAGTCTCGAATATCCATTTGAGACCAACATTGACTGACTTCTTCCAGTTCAGCTTCAATTGACTTATACGTGTCAAACGCGTGTTGAGTTCGCTCATCAGAGCAATCCAACAAGATCTTTGCGAAGAGACGGGACAACTGTCTCACCGCATAGATTGCGTCAAGCGACGGATCAGTCAACATAGTACCAGTGTTACGATCGAACACAAGATCAAGGAAACCTCCGAGAAATCGGGGGGTACCTCTCAAACGTCGAAAACCGACGAAATGAGTGTGATCTACCTGACCAAGATCAAGAGCTTCATCGAAGTCCTTGCCGAAGTTAGGTAGGGTTATCGTTAGAAACGATAGACCTTCCATGTTCGTTCGCTCCGAGACGGTTTGAATGTCTCGGATGGCGCTAACACGACACCAGTCGCCCAGTTCAAGGGCGACTTCCCGCCAAAGAAACTCAGGACTTTTCACGTGCTGCCTCCTTAAGGGGCTAGTACGTTCCTTGTTCTAAGTTTCC